CCGTGTCTGAAGGTCGAATCGTTTGTCTGGTAAGAGCTTCCATTTTCTCGTAATTACTACCGGGAAAACTGAAGTTCAAACCAAATGGTCCTGTACAATGTTGTACAAGATCAAAGACAAAACGTTGTTGCTTGGAAAGTAACAAGCGAGAACGTGGCCCCAGCATTCGGCAGATATCAAGGAAATTATCATCCGATAATTTCCTCCACTTAATCGTGTCAAAGTAACCACGACGAGTGATTATCTTTCCAGCAAACTCTGCAAGCTTTGCTGAAGAGATGGATTTCTGTTCCGACCATGGGCATGACATTCGGTTAAGTAGCTGTTTGTATCGGATAAAAAGATCATTATCCAAGATGACAACATCATCACCAAGAACAAAGAACTTATTATCATGCTTACAGCCATTTAACCACCATAGAAGAGAACCGTGTGTTAGTGTAAAAGAACCAAAACTTGGGAACAAACCCAAGGGTTGGCCTCTTTTCCATCTAACAACTCCAAGCGGAGAAATCCAAAAACATCTGGAGATCTCAGCGAAGAGATCAATATCGGGAACATTCCCGAATATTGCACGCAAACATGTGATTTGTACTTCCAACGGAAAGTAATCCGTTGCACATGTTAAGTCAACTGAATGAACAGGTTGACTCTCATCTAGGGCCTTGGACACAAACGGTACCGCCTTCAACTGATCGAATGTACAATCCCAAGGAAGCGATTGTACAACTCGATAGATCGCCTTACCGAAGCAACGTAAGGCCAGTTGGTGAATGAGATGTGGAGAAGCTATACTTCGTAGCTTCCCACCTTCTTGTTGAAGAAAGTGGATCTCACCACCATAAACGACATCATAGGAACTATCATCAACAGGACAAAATTGTTGAGGATAATGCTTATGTTGGTTTTCCCAAATATCAGCCTCCTCATCGGAGATTGGCATTTGGTCCCAAAAAGACTCTCTTTTAATCCCTAAAAATACGGGATCATAGAGATCTTTATGTCGAAAATAAAGGTCTTGGAAAGCCTTGAAGTGAAACATTTCAAGGTAATCCAATATACCTTTATCTGTTGTTCCTCGATTAAACCAGTGCCAAAAACCTGGTCTAAACTTGGAGCAGGATCCTCGATAGGTAATGAGAGAAACATCCTCATTTCTATCGATACGTTGAAGACCAATGTAGGAACGTAGAGACAAAGCAAAGTCTCTATGTTCGTCATGAGATAAACCGTCAGGTTTATCACATGATAGGGCCTCTCTAAACTTAGCCTCTTGGCTAGGTGTTAAAGAGTCATTGATGAATAATGTATACATCTGGGCGACTTGGAGAGAACGCTTAAAATTCTCTTCACTAAGTCTAGACCATCGAAAGAGTGAACCAAAAGGTCCACGTAACTCTCGATGTCTATTCTTAGCCCACCAAGATGGTACATCATCACCTTTGAGAAGAAATAGTTTAAAAGCCTTTAAGCGGCTAATAAACCATTCTTTCCCATTACATTGTATCCAGCGAACGGCAAGGGTTGATATCCCTTTAGCCATTCTACTGGGTATGCCGATGACAAAGAGTCGCTTCTCGATTCCCTTCACAATCCGGTCATCTAAGACCATCACTCTGCCCTCCTTT